GAAACTCAATATTAGCTGCATTGACTGCTGTTTGTGTGTCTGTTGAGTCTGAGCCTATTGTTGTCCAGTTCGCTGCAGTAACTTGTTGTCTTGCGTAGTTTGTAAAAGTTGCTTCCGTTAAAGATCCAGTTTCTGCTGCACTTACTGCTGTTGCAAGTCCAACGTAAATACTGTCTCCCGGACTAGAAAAACTAAGAGAGTTATTTTTAAATATAAAATGTAACAATCTTCTTTCTAGATAGTTGGTCGCTGCGTTTGCTGTTGCCATATTTTACTCCTATGTTCTCTGCGCTCTTGGTAGACCCTCAGAGTAAGCGTCAGTATTTTCTCTTGCCTCTCCGTAATCTTTAAGTCTTGTTAATTGATCCATAAACCTTTTCTCATATTGCTGTATTAAATCAGGCTCACCTTTCATAAAAATATAAGCATCTACCAATGAACCAAATAGTAATGCAAATGGCGCATTAGTGCTTAACCATGTTGTACCACTTTCTGCACCAGCGGTTAAGCTAGTTGGTCTATAATAGTAATGTAATTCTATTGCATAATTTGAGTCTGGGGTAGGGCCAACGATAAAATTATTTGCATCAAACTGCGCATAAAATCTTGGCTTTGCTGTGGAAGATGAAGCGTCATATGCTTCTTGTATGAAGTTAACGTCTTTTTGTAAAAGGAATGACTCACTACCTGCTGTAGTGATTTGAAATGAAAAAGATGCTAAGTAATCTGTTGGTATTGTTACAAACTTATCGCTTGTTGTTAATGCTGATGTGACGTTCTTTCTAAATATCTCTAAATCAACATTCTTAAATATTCTTTCTTCTGCTGCTTTTATGAAGTCGGATAGATGATTTACAAAAGATGTTTCTGAGTTATCAGTATAATCTTGTATTGCTGTTTTCAACTGCGCAAATGTAAAGCTCATCTAAGCCTCCAAAGTAACTGGTCCTACTGTGGCAAACACCCCACCACCTGTAATTGATCCAGAGGTAGATTCTGCAGCAACAGTAATAGTATATGTATCATCTGTTAATTTAGTTATAGCATATCCTGTAGCTAAGTTAAAGTTTGCAGCCGTTAAACCATCAAAACCTAAGCAGTTTCTAAATCTAACAACATCAGATGTAGATCTTCCGTGATCTTTTTCTGTCACTGTAACCACAGTGCTGCCACCTACTGCTGCAGCAGTTGTGAATGGATTAACTAATAATAATCTTTCTGTTGCAGGCTCTACTCTATCTGGCCTTGCATCTTTTATAGACTGTGGGTCATTAAACTTCATTCTACCTATAAAGTTTTGCGGATGATCTGGATCAACTACATCTATACCGACACGCAATCCAGTTTTACTGCCATTTCTATATTCAAACACTAAATCTTTTAAATCGTATCTAAATCCTGTCTTGTCACATATTCCGTATGCATTTTTGCCTGATGAATAACTCATTTCTTTTCTTTCTTAGATTTGTAAAAATATTCGTCACTGTCACCAAATCTTTCTAATTTGTTCTCATTCTCTACCTGATAATAATGTGTACTAACCTTAAAGTCTGGTGTTAAAGGTTTTGCAGGAGTTAAACTGTTATCATATATCCTTGTTCTGTTATTTGGATATAAACAATACTGCCCGTTTTCTAATTCTATAATATTATGCGACTTATGCTCTTCTGGTGTCTCGCTGGTACTAAAGTCAACTGTATCTATATCGCCATGATAATTATCTAAAGTTGCAACATAAGATCCCTTTACTGAACCTGCATCTCTTGTATACACCTCATAACTCATAGATCCTATAAATTGTTTTTGTATGCATGTTACATTGTAATCCATGCAATTCCAAAACTGTAAGTTATACAAAGGCAAGTCAGGGTTAGGTGTTTTAGGCTCACTAACAAAAGCGCTTATAGGTAACTTATCAAACATTGCGCCATATTCAGGCAAGTATGTTTCAAAGTAAAAAGCTCTACCCGGTAAAGACTTACAAGATATCCAAACCCCTTTTACAAACTCACCATGACCATCTTCATGATCTCTTAAGTATTCTTTTCTTACCCATAAATTAATTGCAGGTAAATTACATATTAATCTCGACACTATAAGTTACCGTTAACTTTTACCTCATTCTAAAACTTATACCTCTATCAGCCATTCCGCCACCACGCATCTTCATAACTTTACCGCCTTTTTTCATAAAGCCCATTTTATTACGAACTGGTGTAGGTAATTTACTAAGACCCTTGCCTTTGTTTCCCTCTGGCACTGGTTTTAAAGAGCCACCTTCAGCTTTCTTTTTTACATTTTTCATAGCCTCTTGATTGGCTTTTGCAGTCCTTTTACTAAAATCTTTATTTAAAGACTGTGTTTTATCAGCTCTGAACGGGTCTTTCTTTGGCCTTTTCTTAGCAACAATCTTAATAGGCATTATGCTCTCCTTGCTTTTCTTCTTGCTATTCTACCAGCAGCACCAGCTAACTTCTTCTTCTGTGGCGGCTTCACTGCCATCGGTGGTCTTTTCTTTGGCATTGCAACTTTAGTTGGTGTTTTCTTTGTTGCCTTTCCTGCCATTTTAGACATTTGTGTTTTAGTCATACCAGAATAAGGACCTCTTTTTGATGTCCCTACATCTTTCTTTCTGCTCATTAAGCTAGTTGCTGCATAAGGCAATTGTAATGTTGCACCAGCTCTTATTTTGTTCATATCTGTTATTTTAGGATTTGCAGCTTTTAACTGCTTTAATGTAAATCCCTTGTTTTTTGCTATTTGTGATAATGTATCACCGCTTTTGATTTTGTATTGTGGCATTTTTACGCTCCATAAAATGTGTTATAGGGTACAAATCTAGCAGAGGCGCTTTCAGTATCTTCTCCTGCTGCAAGCTCAAATTGAAACTCATACTCTTGTTTCAATGCTGTGACCCTTGATGCTAAATCAGGGTCTTTCATGGCTACATAGTAAGCCAATCCCGACACCAAACAAGGAACAAACCTTGGTGGTATAAATGATGTTGTTGTCCCATCTATTCCCGATGACATCCCATCAATTCCCACAACTCGAAAGAAAGATAGAGTATATGTGTCTTGATTATCTGGAACTGGGTACATTGTTACCGTCACTGAACCTGCTAATCTTTGTACAAATATTTGTGTTGGCTTACCTTGTGTGTTCTTTGAAGATATCTGTGAAAACGTTGAAACACTTATTCTTGTTAGGTTTGTGTCTACCTGACTAGCTCCTGTGCCTGTTCTTATCGTATGCTCAAGCAAATCAACTGTGTCTGATGGCATAGTGTATGTTGCAGTTCCAGAGCTTAAAGACAATGTTCCTGATGTTATTGTCCATAAATTAAGACCTCTGTTTTGCCATTCCATAGTAAGAATGTTAAAACTTCTTCTTATATTTCTTAAATCATTACCAGTTCTCATTTCAGAGCCTGCTCTAAGATAAGCCTCTTCAAACAAGTCTGGTAGATCTGGTACTACTACTGCCATTTATTTGACCTTTCTATAAGCTCTCGTCTTTCTTGCAATCTTTTTGGGCTGTTTAGATACTTGTTTACCTGCTCTAGTTGCTTTTCGTTTAGCAGCCGTAGAGGCGGCGTATTCAGAGGCTGATAGAGCCTTAATTGCTTTCGCAGGTAGGTAACGCTCACCTGTTGCTTTTGGCCCCTGTGTACTAGGTTTACCACTTTTAGTTCGCCACTTCTGTTTACCCCAAGCCTTTAAACTCCTTTGTGGTTTTTTTAATCCGCCCATTACTTTTTATTCATCCATGCTGTTGTACCCATGTATGCTCCCACAATACCAGCACCACTTATATAAAATAGATTACTGATATCTGCCAAGGCTTTAACTCTTTCTACATCTATAAAAAACATAGCCGCTGTAAACAAACCCATAGCTATTAAAGTATACCTTGCCATTCTTAGTTGAGCAAGGTTTTTGCGAAGAGCTGTCTCTGTTTCCTTAATTTCTTTCATATTAGAAAGCTCTTCGTCAGAGACAATTCCATCGCCATCTATATCGTATTCGTTATACTTACTAGATGATTGTAATTTCTTTTGTTTCATTTCTTGCCTATACTTCTTAAACTTTCCATAACTTGATCTATATCAGGCTCTTTGCCATTAGGGTCATACAAACATTTATACTTCTTGGGACACCAAGTCTCTATCATCATTGTAAATGTTTTGTTTCCTCCTTGATATATACAAGCCTTTTTATTTGTATACTTTGATGTAATTCTCTTCTTTAATCTACAGATTGTGTACTTTTTTTTTTAATTTTACCCTGCCATATTTTTTGCTGTATTGTATAATCTCTAGGTGTAAACTTATAATCACCCCTTGCTTTTTTTATCCAAATACTAGCTATTAAAACTGCAAATCCACCTATTAATGCTACACAAACAATCCATCCTATAGCTTCTCCTATTTGTCTTCGTAATTGTTGTTGCTTATAAATAGTTTCTTGTCTTTGCTTTCTTATTTTACCTTCCATAGCTAACAAGTCATTGTATGCTTGTGGTCCATAAGTCATATTTAAAAATATCTTTAATTCGTATCTTTGTTCTTCTAGCTTCTTTTTAGCTGCATATGCAGCGAGAGCCGCTTCTTCTATAGATCCAGCCTTAAACAACTTGCCGAAAAGGGGAGGATTCTTTGCTTGTTTCTCAGCGTTGTCAATATCAGATACAGCTCCCATCCATCTACCTATGTCCCCACTCATCTGCTCTATATCTCTAGCTGCTGAGAATCCCTGTTTTATGGCATTAAAAGCGCTATTTGCCACTGACATAGCAGCGGTAATTGTTAATGGGTCCATGTTGTGGTTTCCTTATTTGTAGCCGCCACCTGCTTTCTTATAGGCTTTAGCCATCATCTGTGCTTTTCTAGCAGACCATTGGCCGGGTCTACCACCCTTGCCACCTGCTTTTATTCTATTAAATATTCTTTTTCTAAGTCCGGGCTTGGTGTAGTTACCAGATTCGTTGACTCTGCTTTTCTTAACTTTGCCTCCAGCTTTCATACCATTGGCGCTTCCATCATCTATATTCTTTGCGGTTCTCAGTATTTTTAAGTCACCAGCATCTGTTCCAGAGGAGATAAATCCCCCAGATTTAAGTCTCATAGGTTGTTTCATTAAGCTCTCCTGTTTACTTTTCTAGCTTTACTAGTTCTTGCAAAAGATCTGTTTACTGACTTTGGCTTTACTGTGAGATTCTTTTTCTTGTTATCTCTAGGATTACCATTCTTATGAGCAACATCTTTGCCATCACCCTTCTTAACACGACCAGCAGTTTTCATCTTAGATCTAGCAGTGTTTCTACCAGCTCTACGTTTCTTCTGATCTGTTTGCTTGTGGTAGTTATCATACTCACCACGATAATTACGCTTTGGCATCTTCATGCACCCATTCATACCCGTATTTACTTTGCCATTCCATGTCAGTTAAAATTATGGCTTTGCATGTAATACATTGAACTTCTTTTTCTTTTGTTTTTTTTATTGCTGTTTTACAAACAGGACAAACTTCTTGTTTAATCATATGGCTCTTGTTTTACCTTTCATCGCAATACCATCTATAGATTTTGTTCTTTTAATTTGCCCTCCCATAGCCATTCTTCTTGTCATTTCTGTCATGCCCATACCTGCTGAAGGGCCGCCTGATGCCTGAGGCATGTTTGCTGATGCCATTCTAGCCTTTTTTGCCTTGCTTTTCTTTTGTTGTCTAGCAATAGCCATTGGAATTATTCCACCTAACCCAGACATTGCAAACTTTTGCAAATCACCTTTTTTTGCCAACCCGGGTATCGCACCAGCAGCTAATACGCCACCTAAACCTTTCTTTTGAACAGGTTTCTTTTTTATATTCTTCATACCTAATAGCTTTTGTCCTACTTTAGATATTGATTTTTTTGTGGATATCTTACCACCACCTTTAGTTTTATAATCTGGCATTTTATTACCTTTCAACTGTTGTTTCATTGAAGCTCTACTAATCAACACTTCCACCTTTTTCTAGCCTGTCTTAAACGGCTATTAGGATTTTTTGCTGCTTTAGGAAACTTCTTCATTTGCCCCGCTGACCTAGCACAAAAAGACTTACGCCTCTTCGCAGCTTTACTGCCGGGCTTTACCTTACCTGTTACTGCTGTTTTAAGTTTAGATCCGGGATTATCTCTACGATACTTAGCAACACCTTTAGCAGTCATACCTGCACCAGATTTGGTGGGCCGTTTATGCCCACCACTGATGGTATGACCTTTCATAGTCCCTTTACTTTTTGTACTAGGCATGGAAAACTGTCATTAGCAAAAATGTTGAAACAGTATACTGTATAAACAATCCGCTCTCAAACAATACGCCATCCATTGGTATAGTAACATCTCTAGTTGCTGTTGCAGATGCTATTGATCTCAATTTAAACTCACTTGTTCCTACTGGAGAAGTATTTAAAAAATCAATAGTTCCTGCTGTAGCAGTGCTTGAGAGAAAGGCACCTTTTAGCCTTGTTCTGCCTGCAAAAATAACGTCTGCTGCATCTTCACTAATACCTGCTTTAACATTTCCTGCAGGATTACCCACTGCTGTTATGGAAGCTATAGTAAGAAAGAAATTAGTGCTAGTTGCAACACCTGCATTAGCGCCAGTTAAACTCTCTGTCTGAGCATCTCCGTTCACATCAGTCCCCACAATAGTAAATGATTTAGATGAGTCATCACCCGCTGACGTAACTGTGATCTTTCTCGCATGAGATAAAGTTACAGAGCCACCATCGGCTAAAGCCCCACCTATTGTGAGAGCGGCGTTATTACCTACAGCAGCATTAGTTGATATACCATCGTCATCTGCTGCAACGGTGTCCGCTGTAATGGTCACCGCTTTTACATCTGATCTAGCTGCCATTTAAACCTCCTTAATATACAGAGTATTCTAATTCAACTGTAAACCTACCAGCTGATGCGTCTGCATTTAAAGTTGTTGTTGTTCTTGCATATAGAAATGTATTTGCTATTGGTGCAGATACATTTGGCTCGAACACATGAAAATTACCGGCAGTATTATTAAAGTTAATATCAACTTCTGTGACACTCAATGCTGCAGATAATGTTGGTGAAAATGCTGTTACACCAGCTCCAACAATTTCTGTGCCTGATACAGCCGCATTAGTTGCTGTGCCGCTTGTAGAACTTAAAGCCAAGTTACCTACTAAAGTTTGACCAGCAGCAGTTGT